ATCCATGGTCTCGATGCTGAAACAGAACTTTCAAACATCCTTTCATCTGAAATCCTTGCTGAAATCAATCGTGAGATTGTTCGTACAATCAACTTGATTGCTAAGCAGGGCGCTCAGACAGATGTTACATCAGCTGGTACATTCAACCTTGACACAGACTCAAACGGCCGTTGGTCAGTTGAGAAGTTCAAGGGCTTGTTGTTCCAGATCGAGCGCGATGCAAACGCAATTGCCAAAGACACACGTCGCGGCAAGGGCAACATCCTCATCTGCTCATCTGACGTTGCCTCAGCACTTCAGATGGCCGGTGTTCTCGATTACACACCTGCTCTAAATAGCAACGCTCTACAGGTTGATGACACAGGCAATACATTTGCCGGCGTTCTCAATGGCCGTTATAGAGTGTACATCGACCCATATACCACAGGTAATTATTACACCTTAGGCTATAAGGGTTCAAGTGCATTTGATGCTGGCTTATTCTACTGCCCATACGTTCCATTACAGATGGTTCGTGCAGTTGGTGAGAGCACATTCCAGCCAAAGATTGGCTTCAAGACACGCTACGGCGTTGTTGCCAATCCGTTTGCTGAAGGTGCTTCTTACGGCGCCGGTGCCCTTACAAAAGACTCAAACGTTTACTACCGCAGAGTCATGGTCACCAACATCATGTAATAAACGCCACTATGCGTTTAGAAGGGGGCCGTTCTGGCCCCCTTTTTTTTGCCTAAATATTATTATGAGTGCTATAGCCGATACCCCTACTAATCTTAATTTCTTATCTCCACTGAAGTTTTCTTTCAAGATTAGTAAATTACCAAATGTTAACTTCTTTATACAAGGGGTAACACTGCCCACTATTAGCATTTCACCTGTAATGAGTCCATCACCTTTTGTGAAACTTCCAATGCCTGGTGATCATATTGATTTTGGTGAACTTTTAATATCTTTCAGAGTTGATGAAGATATGAAAAATTATTTAGAAATTTTTAATTGGATTACCGCCTTAGGGTTTCCTAAAGATTTTAATCAATACAAAGCTCTTCATGATGTTGATAGAAGATTTAATCCTAGATCTACAGACGGTATTATGAGCGACGGCATTTTAATAATAATGAACAGTAATGCTAGATCTAATAAACAGGTAACTTTTTATAATATGTTTCCTACTACTTTAACTGATTTAACATTTGACACTAGACAATCAGATGTTGATTATCTAGAGACCACTGTATCTTTTGCTTACGAAAGGTTCGATATTACCACAATCAGTTGACTTCTACATATAACTTGTATATAATGATTGTGTGACAATGACATATACTAATATTATCTTTGCTGCCTTTCTATCAATCGCTTGTACCTTATTTGTATACTATATCACAGGATTTAAAGATATTATATCCTGTTATAGGCTATGGCTGGATAAAAAATACTGGACTGACTATAATGTTATAGAAGCACTGAGCTGGACAGCAAAAGCTATTATTATTATACCAGGGTTATTATTCGACATGCAGATATGGTGGTTTTATATTTTTGCTTTAATAACTAGTATGTTATTAATATGGGCAAGTAATAAAAAACTCTTACCAACTTTAGTAGCGTTTAATACATTATGGATAGTAATTAGCGCTGTAGTGATTGCGCAAAATGTAATGGAGTAATAATGCAGTTAGATCAAATTTTAGACTTGTGGCGAAAAGATAGTGAGCTAGATCGTACGGAGCTTGGTGAAGAAGCGCTTAAAATACCGTCCTTACACTCTAAGTATTATACCATCTTTAGTACAGAAAGACTACTTCTCCGTAAGCTAGAACAGGAGCATAAGGTACTGTCTAAAGTAAAAACAGAATATTTTAGCGGCAGTTTGGATTATGAAGAGTTAAAAGAGCGAGGATGGGATCCTTGTCAATTAAAAATTTTAAGACAAGACATACCACAGTACGTCGACGCTGATAAAGATATAATTGATTTGAATCTTAAGATAGCTTATCAGAAAGAAAAAGTTGATCTGCTAGATAATATTATACGGTCATTGCAGTCTAGAGGTTATAATATTAGAGCTGCAATTGACTGGGAAAAATTTAAAATGGGCGCTTGATTGGAAAAGCTTGTAGTAGAAAAGCATAATGAAGTATACGTCAAGGTATATTGCGAAGCAGGTATAAGATACGAGCTTCAAGAATACTTTACGTTTACTGTACCTGGCGCCAAATTTATGCCTCAGGTACGCAACAAGTTTTGGGATGGCAAGATAAGATTATTTAATATCGCCACTCAGCTCATCTACAGCGGCCTACTACCTTATATTAGACAATTTGCTTTTGAAAGAGGATACGAAGTAGAAGTAGACACAGAACTTTATGACACTGAATGCTCTGTGGTTGAAGTCGAAGAGTTTGCAAAACACATATTAAAAAATAAACTAGAAGCACGTGATTATCAAATTCAGGCTGTAGCTCACGCCATAAGAACAAAGAGAAGTCTCTTACTATCACCTACCGCTTCAGGTAAGTCGTTAATTATATACTTACTAGCCCAATATCTCATAAAGAAAAATAAAAAAATATTAATTGTTGTTCCTACTACATCGCTAGTCTATCAAATGCAGACTGACTTCGAAGGATATGGGTATACAAGCCCGGTCAGGGTAGTGACAGGTATAGAAGAAAAAACTTGGAGAAACACAATTAAAGAAGACATTGTTGTGACCACCTGGCAGTCAATTTATAAAATGCCTAAGCCCTGGTTTAATCAATTCGGAGCTATAATGGGTGATGAAGCACATAACTTTAAATCTAAGTCACTTACTTCCATAATGACTAAATTAGAGTCCTGTCAATATAGATACGGTTTTACAGGTACTCTAGACGGCACTCAAACACATAAGCTAGTATTAGAAGGACTTTTTGGCGCAGTAAAGAAAGTAACTACAACAGCAGAATTAATTGATAAAGGCACGCTAGCCGATCTTAATATTAAATGTATAGTATTAGGCTACCCTGATGATACAAGGCAGCAGCATAAGAAAGATAACTTTAGAGATGAGTTAGATTATATAGTTACAAATAAATCTAGAAATAATTTTATTAAAAACCTTATATTATCCCTCAAAGGAAATACACTAGCTTTATTCCAATATGTAGAAAAACACGGAAAAGTATTATATAATGATTTAGAACAAGCCGGAACAAAAACAGTACATTACGTAAGTGGTGAGGTAAGTGGTGAAGATAGAGAAGATATTCGTAAGCTAGTTGAAACAGCAAGTAATGATGTAATAGTAGCCAGCTATGGTACTTTTAGCACAGGTATAAATATTATTAATTTAGATAATGTAGTGTTTATTAGCCCTAGTAAATCTAGAATTAGGGTACTACAGTCCATAGGTCGCGGTCTAAGAAAAGGTAATAAAAAGAGTACAGCAACCCTTTACGATATTGCTGATGATTTAAGTTGGAAATCACATAAAAATTATACACTGCAACATTTTGCAGAAAGAGTAAAATACTATAATGACGAAAAGTTTAACTACAAAATCTATCAAGTCCAGCTCAACATTTAGTTTTTTTAGAACTACTGATGGGTGTATGATGGTAGGCTTATGTGATGACTTAGAGGGTAGTGACGGCTTTATTACTATTACAAATGCCGTGCTTTTAGGTTGTGTAGAAACCAACCACATAGAACAAAAATATTATTTTAGGGGCATGATGTGTCCATTTAGTCTAGAGTCTCCTATATTAACTAAAGTACAAAAATCATTAATAATAAGTATCAATATTGATCTTGATTCTCACTTAGAAAGTCAATATAATAAGTATGTTAAATCATGGTTCAGTACAAGAGATCGACCGACACCGGTAGAAGAGAAAGTACAAAGTGAACTAGAGCAACAAGTATCATTATTAGCAAAAGCTCTAGCAAATACAGTAGTTCATTAATGACAAAACATTACGTAGATAATAAACAGCTTTATGCTACATTAGTAGAATATAAGAAGCAAAGACTTAAAGCTAAAAAAGATAAAAAACCTCCCCCGCCAATCCCTAGATACGTCGGTGAGTGTTTATTGCAAATTGCAAATAGGCTATCGTATAAGCCTAATTTTGCTAACTATATGTTTAGGGACGAGATGGTGGGTGACGGCATAGAAAACTGTATTAACTACCTGAACAACTTTGATCCAGATAAATCAAATAATCCTTTTGCCTATTTTACGCAAATAATATATTATGCGTTCTTAAGACGAATTGATAGAGAAAAAAGACAACTCTATGTTAAGCATAAAACGTTAGAAAATAGTATGATCTTAAATGAACTAGCTGATATAAATGACGATGAGGAAGTCATAGTAACAGCTAATATTGATTCAGACTACATGAAGGATTTCGTTGCAGTTTTTGAAAATAAAGTTGAACTTAGAAAACAAAAACGAATAAAACGAAGAAGTGAAAATGGGTTAGAGAAATTTTATACCCGCGTGGAAGAAGAATGAAGATAGCGCTTGTTACTGACATACATTTCGGCGCACGTAATGATAATAAGAAAATAGCCGATTTTCAAGAGAAGTTCTTTAGGGATGTGTTTTTTCCATACCTAGATCAACATAATATAACTTGCGTAATCGATCTTGGAGATACCTTTGACAGACGTAAATACATTAATTTCGTCTCTTTGGATCGATCAAAGAAAATGTTTTTCACCCCTCTTGCCGAACGCAACATCGACTTATATGTAATGGTTGGTAACCATGATGCATTTTATAAAAATACTCTAGAAGTAAATAGCATTGATTTGCTGGCTGGTCACTATAAGAACGTTATACCTATTAGAGATCCTACAGTACTTAATTTCGATGGGTTGGATATTTTAATGTTGCCGTGGATATGTGCCGACAACCAAGAGCATGCTTTTAAATTAAGCGAAGAAACAACAGCTCAGGTTGCTTTTGGACATCTCGAGTTATCAGGCTATCAAATGTATAGAGGGCAGTCTATACTTCACGGTATGGACGATGGCTGGCTTAAAAAGTTTGATATTGTGTGCACAGGTCACTATCACACCAAATCGACTACAGGTAATATTAACTACCTAGGATGTCCTTACGAAATGACCTGGTCTGATTATGATGACCAGAAAGGGTTTCATATCTTTGATACAGAAACTAGAGAACTTACATTTATATCTAACCCGTTTAATATGTTCTATAAGATACATTATAACGATGTAGAAATGAACGTTACTGATGTTATTAATCTAGATATGTCGATGTACAAAGATAAAATCATAAAGGTAATTATTAAAAACAAAACAAACCCATATTGGTTTGATATGTTTATTGAAAAGCTAGAGAAGGCTGAGCCCTTGCACGTGCAGGTAGTAGAAGATCATTTAAACCTTAACTTAGATAATGATAAAGAGATTATCGAGGAAGCTCAGGACACTCTTACTATATTAAATAATTACATTCAACAACTTGAAACTGTTGGCGACAAAAATGCAGTTTCTAATATTATGCGTGAGCTGTATGCCGAGGCTTTGAGTTTAGAATGAAAAAACTATTTTTAACTGGCGGCGAAGGGTTTATTGGTCGCAATTTTATTAAGCATTTTAACCATAAGTATGAAATAACGTCTTACACCGGCGATATTAGGTTTATGGATCAAGGTGAGTTATCTTTCTTTGATTATGATGGTGTGGTTCATTTAGCTGCTCTGGCCGGTGTAAGACGTTCCCATGAGATCCCAAACGAGTATTGGGATGTTAATGTCAATGGATCCAAGGAAGTATTTAGAAGAGCAGCTTCAATTCCGATAGTCTACGCTTCATCTTCTTCTATTTACGAATGGTGGCTATCTCCTTACGCTACTACTAAGTATGTTATGGAGACTATTGCTCCGTTTAATAGCATCGGATTAAGATTTCACACAGTTTATGGAGATGACTCTAGACCAGATATGCTATACGACAGACTTGTAAAAAGGGATCCTACTCTGCTATATCTAACCAATCACACTAGAGATTACACACACGTAGAAGACGTTGTAAGTGCTATAGACATATGCCTTGATAATTTTTTCGATCTAGCTTATAATAGTAAACGAAAAATTAGTGCTATTGATGTTGGTAATAGCCGCCCTGTTTCAGTATTGGATGTAGCTAATAAAGTATGGCCAGGCAACGGACTACCAACTAAAGAGGTGAGCGGTGAAAGAGAGCACACCTGTGCAGACTCTACCATTTTACATAGCATTGGATGGCGAGCAAAACATTTCATTCTTGACTAATGATTATATTTAAGTCTCTTAAGTGGAAAAATTTCTTGTCCACTGGTAACTCTTTTACCGAATTAAAACTAGATACGCACCAGGCATCGCTAGTTGTGGGCGATAATGGTGCCGGTAAGTCAACGTTCCTGGATGCACTCTCGTTTGTATTATACGGTAAGCCTTTTCGTAGGATCAACAAACCTCAGCTTATTAACTCTATTAATAAAAAAGATTTGAGAGTAGAAGTATGCTTCCACATCAATAACAGTATATACGTTATTAAAAGAGGAATGAAACCGAATCTGTTTGAGATTTGGCAAAACGGCACACTAATTAACCAAGACGCTGACTCAAGAGACTATCAAGAGTATTTAGAAAAGCAAATATTAAAATTAAACCATAAATCATTTTCACAAATCGTAGTTCTTGGGTCATCTACCTTTGTACCTTTCATGCAGCTGCCTGCTACTACTAGAAGAGAGGTTATCGAGGATCTTCTAGACCTTCAAATATTTTCTATTATGAACAATCTTCTCAAAGAGAAGATTACTGAAAATGAGACTGAATTAAAAGACTGTGATTATAATTTAAAGCTTATAAATGAAAAGATAACTTTAATTAGGCAGCATATTGAAGTATTACAGGCAAATAATAAAAAGAAGATAGACGATAATAATATAAAGATTATTAATAATAACGCAGAGATAGTTAATCTTCAGAATAATGCTGATAGTTTCTCATTGCAAATCAATGAGTTAACAAAGACAGTTAATGCACTTAATAAACTAAAGAGTAAATTTGAGAAATATAAAACATTAAGTGTACAAATTAATAGTAAGCTTAATGATTATAAATCAGAAATTAATTTTTTCGAGAGCCATAATAACTGCCCGACCTGCAAGCAGGATATTAACGATGAATTTAAATGTGCAACTATAGCTAGCAGAGAGAACAAGATACAAGAAGCCAAAGATGGATTAGAGAAATTAATCGAAGAAAAAAAGAAAGTAGAAGAGCAAATCGAAGAAATCAATACTAATCAATTGGAGATCCAAAGACTGCAGTCATTAGTGTCAGAAAAGCAATGGCAGATTAACACTCTTAACACAAGCAATCAACAGCTAGCTAATGAAAATAAAATATTACTGGAAGCTAGTACAAAAGAAACTAAAGAGACTCAGCAACTAGATACGTTTGAGAAAGATAAAGAGACTTTAACTTTAAAGAAAATTAACTTAGTAAATGATAAGAATAACTTTGGTATTATATCTTTCATCCTCAAAGACACAGGAATAAAAACGAGGATTATTCGACAATATATTCCTATCATGAATAAGTTAATTAATAAATATCTTGCTGCAATGGACTTCTTTGTTCAGTTTGAACTGGATGAAAACTTTAACGAGTCTATTAAATCTAGATTTAGAGATGAATTCTCTTACGAATCATTCTCAGAAGGTGAAAAGATGCGTATAGATCTAGCACTACTCTTTACATGGAGAGCGGTAGCTAAGATACGCAATAGCGCATCTACTAATTTGTTAATTATGGATGAAGTATTTGATTCATCGCTTGACTCATCTGGCACTGATGAGTTTATGAAGATACTAAATGACTTGACTTCGGACACTAATGTGTTTATAATTAGCCATAAAGGCGATCAATTATTTGATAAGTTTAATAATATTATTAAATTTGAAAAACACAAATCATTTTCTAGGATTGCAGAATGACAGCTATAGTACCTCTCGGACATCTTAACGATATGTTAAGGGCAGAAATGCCAGAATTCGATTTTACCAATCCATCAGAAGATCCTATTGAACTGACTCAGCTGTTAATTAAAACCATGAAGAAGGGTAATGGTATTGGGTTGGCAGCTAATCAAATAGGTAAACAAGTTCGTGTTTTTACTATGATGACTGATCCTCCCATGGTATGCTTTAATCCTAAGGTAACCTGGGAGAGCCCTGAACAGATAGTATTAGATGAAGGGTGCTTGTCATATCCAGGTGTTGCAGTAAAGGTAAAGCGTTCTAAAGATATTAGAGCTAAATTTCAGGACCCTTACGGTAATGTTGTTGTTAAAAAATTTACTGGATTAGCGGCAAGAGTATTTCTCCATGAACTAGACCATTTAGACGGCGTGGAATATTATAGTCGTGCTAATCCCATGCACAAAGAAAGGTTTAA